AGAACGGCTTATGCGCCAAAAACAAACCATGCACGAGGATTGGTACAGTCAATATATGCAAGATCCTAGAACTATCGAGACAGGGTATGTTAGAGATGAACATTTTACCAACATCGCTACGTGGGAGCTTACGGAGGATAATAAGTGCATCAGCATCGATCCGGCACAAAGCATAAAGCAAACCTCCGACAATCGTGCGATCAGTCTCATCGGAGTTGCGATCAATGCAGAAAAAATAGAACTGTTCAATATATATGGTACGTGGTTTGGGAAATGGAATAACGAGGATTTTGTTAGAGAGATACTGCAAGTGATGATGAATAATCCTAGTGTTCCCGTTTTTATGGAAAGTTCAGGAGGGGGTATTATCACCGAACAGTATCTAAAAAAAGAGATACAAAAAGTGAATTATCAACTAAAGCAAGAGGGGAAGTTAATCATCACTAATCGTGTTGTTTTGTTTAACCCAAAAACGTCTATTTCTAAAAATCAAAAAATCGATCAGGCGGTAACGTGCTTGAAAAACAAGCAGATACGTTTTGTGATTGGTGGTGCTGGGCAAGAACAAGTTAAGCTAGAGTTTAAAGGGTTTCATCCTGAAAAAGACAGCAAATCCGATGACTGCATGGAAACTATCGCCAATGTGGTTGTCAATAATTTTGTTCACGCCAAGACAGCTAAAAAAGCATCTGCCATTTCTATTGGTAAAAATAGTGATCTTAGAAATAGTCAACGAAGTAGTTGGAGAATTTAAAACAGTCACTTAGAATACCCACTTATCATTTTTTAAACAGATAGAATTTTTTCATAATAAAAAAGGTAAAAAAACAATATGAGAAAAGTTGTATTGAACATAGCAAAGCTTGGGCTTGTTATTGGAGATGTTATTTCAATCCAACTAATAAATAGTATTGGTAATATTACTATGTCTCCTATGGGATATTTTAATAAGTCTTTTACTCTTTCTGAACAAATATTTGAAGTTGATCTTTTAGAAAATGAGGCTATACCTACTCTTAGCTCTTACAAAATCACCCTCCCCAATACTCTTTCTTTTACTTTTTATGTCCCACCTCCCTATTCTACACCACATGATCTTGTATCACTTCTAACCATTGGGTGCATTAATGGGATTATTAATAAAGAGACTAAAACGCTGGATGAGGATTTTGTCAAAAAGATTAATCTTTATTTCACGGGGGAAAATCCTCATTTTAGTGCAGTACAAAAAGACGTAATGAAACTGTACGAATACTATGCAAATGAAGTGATTGACACTACTTATACAATCGATGTACTACAAATGATGGATACCTACCTATCAACTTTAATTGGAGTTAAAAATGCCTAATAGCTTTATTGAAAATGTTAACAAACTTGCAAACAGTCTACCAACTGATTTAACAGTAACACTCATGGATTTAGCAAATGCTGATCTGCTTAAAGTAGACAAAGTAGTTGGCAAGCAACTATCTACTGAGGATTATTCCTCCGCCGAAAAAACAAAACTCTCTAAGCTAAGTGCAACCACTCCACCAGCGCACGTTCATGATGCTTCTGAAATAACTACAGGTAATTTTGATGCAAGCCGTATTGATGAAAACCTGATGCGTGTGTTTGTAACTCCTGATCAAAGAACAGCTATCTCAACTGCTGAATCGGTGAATAATAAAAATATTGCCAATGGGTATGCGGGGCTTGATTCGAACGGGAAACTTACCGTTGGGGTTATCCCTAGTTTCAATACGGTGGATGTCTTTACTGCATCTAGTCAAGCCAATATGCTATTGCTATCCAGTGCTGCTGTTGGAGATCAATGTGTACGTAGTGATTTACCTACAAACAATGTATTTATCTTAGCACAAGCTCCCTATACCGATATTAATAACTGGAAACAGCTTAATATTACGGCAGGTGTTGCCAGTATAAATGGGGTGAGTGGTATTGTTACTATTGACAAAACTACCGTTGGGCTTCAAAGCGTTGATAATACTTCTGATATAAACAAGCCTCTCTCTATTGCTGCGGAAAATGCACTGGAACTCAAATCAAATTTAATATCTCCTACTTTTACCACTCCAAATATCGGTGTCGCAACTGGTATAAGCTTCAATAATATAACAGGGTTAAGCTCCACTGCTCCTGAAATGGATGGAACCCAAACGGTTGGAGTTGGTACTACTGCCGCACGCTCGGATCATGTCCATCCTACGGATACGTCTCGTCAAGCTGCATTGGTCAGTGGAACGAATCTTAAAACAATCGGAGGTACTACGTTATTGGGTCCCGGGGATATTCCTGTTGTAACCGCTATATCCCCTGCCCTTACTGGAGTCCCTACAATAAACGGTATCGGTGTCATCAACTTCACTAAACCCTTCATGGGCGTTCCCCTATTCACCAAAGCCTCAGTATCCACAATCACCATCCCAATCGGTACATCGGTAAAAGCAGGAGCAAATATCATCACGGTTTCGGGAACTGTCTATACTCTCTCACTTAACAGCGTAGGAGTAGGCGCACTCGATACTGGTGCAAAAGCCGCAGGGACGGATTACTATGTCTATGCACTCGAAGCAGGTGGGTTTATTCTCTCTGCCAATGCCACGAACCCTACGGGATACACGACTGCGAACTCTCGCCAAATCGGTGGGTTTCATTATGGTGTTATTCCCGAAGCGTTTACGGCTATCAATAACATCGTTGCGGCAGACGCTACGAAGATAGCGGGTATTAATGCGTACTCATTGTGGGATTTAAAATTTAAACCGGTATGTGATCCGAAGGGGATGGTATTCATTCTAGGTCGTTGGTATGATATTTATCTGCTTAATACCGATCACCATACTTATGGAACATCAGCAGCGGGTAAAACCATTGCCGGAGGCACTGTACTTCACGGACGTAACTTCCCCAAAATACCACTTTTCTATGGGGGAAATGGTACAACTACCTATGGAACTCTAACATGGTTTGAGGCAGCTGAAATCGGAAAAGCATATTCTAAAGATATGATCTCTTATAACGAGTTTGTCGCTATCGCTTATGGAGTTCTCGAAGCAACATCAGCGGGCGCGGAAGATACAGGTATCACACAACATCTTGCGAACTTCACCTCAAAATTCGGTTTGTGTATGGCTACGGGATGTCAATATATTTGGGGTAAAGATGTTGGTAATAATGGAGCAGCTTCTGCATGGAGCACGAATACCGAGGGGCGTGGTTCACTCTATGGTAATGCGGCTTCCCCTGCGGCGGCTGTCTTTGGTGGCTCTCGTGACCACACCGTGGAGTCAGGTTCGCGTTCTTCTACTTGGAATAATTACGTTTGGCTTACGTATTGGCATGCTGGTTGTCGTTACGCCTGTGACCACTTGGAGCTTGCGTAATGAGCGGAAGCGAATGGAGGCTGTAAATGGCACGAGATAGTCTATTGGTAATCATCGAAAAATATGATGGGTTTACAAACTACATCTACCCTATCGTGCAGAATGTTCCACGCAAACACGGAACGGTAAAAGCGATGATTATCCAATCTATCTTTATCCAAACAGAGCTTTTTTACAAAGCTCTAAAAACGGATCAGAAATCCAAACTACACGAAGCGGATGCGAACTTGGCAACGATACGGTATTGGTTGCGATTTATGGCGAACGATAAACGTCGCTTTATCTCACAGCACCAACATCAAGTAGCGTCTATCAAGATAGATGAAGTGGGAAAAATACTCGGGACTTGGATTAAAAAATGAGTCAGGGTGGAATGAGACATACGGCTATCTTTGGTGGCAATCGTGACAACACCGTGGAGTCAGGTTCGCGTTCTTCTAATTGGAATAATGGTTGTCGTTACGCCTGTAACCGCATATACAATGCACTCGACTATCTCACGGGATATTCGGTGCGGTCACTCTTGCAGTGGTTAGCTTGTTCCACCTGCGTAAGCAAATACATTACGAGGTTCGTAAAAGGTGGAGTAGTGAAAACGAAAGATCAAGACGACATGGCGGCAGTTTATGGGTACTAAACACAAACATCTCTACACACAAATATACGACATCGATAATCTCCGACTCGCTTATAAAAAAGCGGCACGCGGGGGGAATCGATACACCGAGGGAAACTTGAAATTTCAAGAAGATCTCGAAGCAAACCTATACCGGATACAAACGGCACTCATCGATGGAAGTTACCATCATGGAGCGTATAGCCAGTTTGAAGTCTATGAGCCTAAAAAGCGGATTATCAATGCGCTGCCGTTTGCGGATCGTGTCGTACAGCACGCGATCAACAACATCATCGAGCCTATTTTTGATAACGTCTTTTATTCATGTGCGTATGCTTGTCGAAAAAACAAAGGTACTCATGCAGGAGTAAGAGCCGTACAATCGACAATGAGACGTATGGAGGTTGATGGAGAGGTATTCTTCCTAAAGATGGATTTCTCCAAATACTACGCGAGTATTGACCGCAGTGTTTTGTTTAGAGAGATAGAGCGAAAGATCAGCGATAAGAAAGTGATCGCATTGCTGGAGCAGTTCGGTGATCGTCACGGGGTCGGTATCCCTATCGGTAATCTCCTCTCACAGTTATGTGCGAATCTATATGGGCATATTTTCGACCGTCACATCAAAGAGGAACTAGGGATCAAACACTATTTTCGATACATGGACGATACGGTGATACTGAGCCACGATAAAGAACACCTCAAAGAGCTACGCGAATATCTTGAAGCATTCTCACGTACACACATGAAACTCAAATTTAGCCACTGGATGATCTCATCGGTGCATAAGCAAGTGAACTTCTTGGGATACCGTATAGCTCCCTCATACAAGCTCATCCGAAAAGACAGCGTGACGAGAGCAAAACGAAAAGTGAAGCGGTACGTGGCAAACGGTGATAGCGAAAACCTAAGAGCCTTTTTATCCTCATGGTACGGACACGTGAAAACGGCTGATAGCTATAATTTAAAATCAACAATAAGGGGAATGTATGAACAATGCGCTGCGTAAAACTGCAATTTCAAAAGTAACGGGGCTTCAAGTCGGGTTTACGACTGAGTTTGTCGTGATGGATAATGGAGAGTGGAGAGCGTTAAATGCCGGAGAGATAATTGCGGTGGATGCTGAATATCAAGGGTTGGTATTTGCTGAGACAAAAACAACGTATGAAAAAGCACTCGAAGTACATTTAGATAAAAAAGCTAATGAGCGTGGGTATAAAACGATCCACACTGCCTCACTTCGTGCAGTACTCATAAACTCACCATACTATGCTGAGGGGGTTGCTTATGGTGAGTGGATGGATTTATGTAATGCCAAGGGGTATGAGATTTTGGAAGGTGTGCTATCGGGGACGATAGCACTACAAAGTGAAACAGAGTTTATTGCTATGTTGCCAGTGTTGGTATTGCCATGAACGAAAATGAAATTACTGAAACTATTATAAAACATACAAGTGTGCTTAAGATTTTAGAAAAATCTATCTTGAGAATCGAAACATCTAATGAGCGGCAAGATGAGAAGATGGAAATTATTCTTGAAAAACTTAATCAAAACGCGTTGCTAATAGAAAAAATCGAACATATTGATGAGTCTAATCGAGAGGCGATTAAACGTGTACATAAGCGCATTGATGAAGGGTTTGAGCAGATGAAAATTATTTCTCAAAAAGCGGAAAAAGGGAATTTTATTTACTCTCTTTTTATCGTATTCGCTGCTGCAATCCCTGTCATCGCCCTTATTTTATCAGGTCTTTTTTACCTAATTAATCATGCCTAAAAATAATCTTGACATTTTCTCTTTTGTAAAGGCACGGGGCGCGCAAAAAACGGCGGATGCTATTGGGGGGGATTTTAGTGCATTTATTACACAAGTAAGGGTATTAGCACAGTTAGTTTCTACTCTCCAAACAACGGTAAATGATCAATCGCAAACAATTTCTACTCTTCAAACAACGGTAAATGCTCAATCGCAAACAATTTCTACTCTTCAAACAGCTTTAAATAATTTAAAACAAGGGTATGAACAACATACCCATGGATACACCTATCCTGATGCAACAAATTACACCACTACAACCCATAATTAGGAAAAAAAAATGGATTTAATGAACGTAACAACAATTTATAAAGTTTTTCTTGATGAAGGACTTTCTGCGTTAAAACAACTACAAGATACTACACAAATGCAAGATGACCATTATGCCAATGCTGCATCTCAAATTATTATTGGAGCAATGTCGAATAGCATTCAAACAATTGAGGTGTTGCAGCGTATTGATTCAATGATTATTGATGATACCATCAAGCAAGGACAAAACGCAAAAGACCTTTTGATGAAGGATGCACAACTTGCAAGTGAGATAGCCAATAAAGAGTTACGCGTACAACAAAAAGCTTCGATGATTATTGATGATACCATCAAAAACGATACTGCTACAAAAGATATTGCGATCAAAGCACAGCAAGTTATCGGCGAAACCATAAAAAATGGTAGTGGTAACACCGCAAACTCAATCTATACAGCACAACTTAATAAAATGTTGGCAGACATAAACTTTACAAATGAGCAAAAACTTCAGCTTGGGTATTCCGTCACCTATAATAATCGAATTAAGGTGTCTGAAAAATATGTTGAAACATTGGGTAATCTTGGACTTGGCGGATTAGTCGTACCTGCATCAATGTGGAAAACCTATTTTGATATGGCAGCTAACTTATATACAAATAATGGATCTGCCCCTGCTTCTCCAAATGTTATTTATCCTGATTCAGGAACAACTGTTAGCACTAAAGTCGTATAGTAGGGGTATTTTATGGGTTTGGGATTTGTTGGTGATTTTATTGGTAGTGTTGTCAATGTCATTGAAGATGTTGCGGCTCCTGTTATCAATGTCGTTGAAGATGTTGTCGATCCTATTGTTAATGTCGTTGAAGATGCAGGTAAAGTAGCAGTAAAAATTGTTGAAGATACTGCAAAAGTTGCTGTAGATATAGGAAATATTCCTCAACTAATTGATAATCCTCACAAGTATTTTGATAAAGTTTTTTACGACAGCTTTATGGCTATTGCTGAGCCTCTTGGGATTGCAATAGGGGATAAAGAGTTGGCAATGAAAATAACCTATTGGGGAATTACTGCAGCGGCAATTGTAGCAAGTTTCCTTATTGGTCCTGAAGTTTCTGCTTCCGTTAATTCAATGCTTTCGATAGCGATGGAAATGATCGCGAATACCGTTGTATTAAGTTCCGTTACATCATCAATCATCTATTTTGCAATGATGGGTGTAGAGTACGTAACAAGCGCTATGCTTATCTCTTCTATTAATACCCTCCTATTATCTATCCCTATTGATGCCTACTCTCATTATATGGAAGAGATGAATAAGCAATATGTTTATCTCTCTGCTATTGAAGAGAAAAATAAACGTATCAATCAAAATTACGTGTCAATGACATTAGATGGATCCATGAATGATTGGATGGCAGGGGGTAGGTATTATGATGCTCCTCGTGCTGGAGGGGAAACTTTTAATCCTATGGGGAGTATGAATACTACGGTTTTTTTGGGATTGGAAAATAAAAATCCCAATCCATCTCTTGTGGTTGCATTTGCAAATCCTAATGTTTCTCAACAGAATTTTGGAAATTTAGCAGGAAGTGATGGGTTTAGTGTTCTAAATTTCGCTTAATAAAACCAAAACAGTCACTTAGAATACCCACTTATCTTTTTTTTTTCTTCTATCATATCTCATTAAAAAAAAATGGGGAAATTTATGGAAGATAAAAAAAATGAGGACATCGTTTCTTCTATGGAGACTATGCTTGGGATTGAGGTTGATGAAAACAAGGGTACTGGTCCATCTAACCAAGACGATAACAATACACCTGATGTAGGCAATAAAACACCTGAACTTGAAACCTTTGTAGTTGATCAGAATGAAATCATCAAAGATATTGCGAGATTGGATATTAAAATTGAAGAGTTGAAAAATTCCCATGTCGATGAAGAAGATTTTTACCATCACATCGATGATTATTTAACGGAAGATGAACAAGAATTAGAATTTGATAATAAACCTGCCTATATGAAGATCGTAGGGAAAAAGCTAAAAGAGTATGAACTTAAACACTCCAATGCAAATGAACTACAAGATTTGGAAAATAAAAAAGCAGAGCTTGAAAATGTCCATGCTCGATCTGTTGCCATCATGGAAGTTAGTCATAAATATCCTGATTTTAATTATGAAAAAATTCAAAGTTTTTTCGATAATAAACTCAACAAAGAGCAGCAATCAAAGATTTATGAACAATCAAAATCATATTACGATGTTTACGTGAATGCCTATAAAATGTTTATTGACGAAAATACCTCACAGATCAAAAATCAAAAAGTACCTAATATTCCAAATCTTAATAATGTTCGCAAGCAAGTAATCCCTAACAAAGTAATCAATGATGGGCTAGTTAGTGATGACCAAAAATTGCGTGATGCGTTAGGAATTTAATAAGGAGAAAAAAAATGGGTGATGAAGTAAGTGATGATAGTATTGAAGGCAGTGAACCTGTTGAAAAAAAAGAATGCTCTACTCGTAGTGAGTGGGAAATTAAAGAGGATTGTCGTGCAGTAAAAATGGCATTGCAGATTTTTAAAGATCCAAAGAGACTTGAAGAGGTAAAAGCAATGATGAAACAAAAGCGTGAAGATCAAAAAAACATTGATTCTCTCTTGGATGGTGATTTAAAAAAGGCACTAGGGTTATAACCCTATTAAAAGAATGTCATTACGACATTTAACAAGGAGGAATGATTATGTCACAGTTTGGCGGAATGTCAGCGCAAGATTTTTTATCGGATGCCGACACAAAAGTAGCGTACAGTCAAAGTATCACCAAAGAGGTTACAAAACGGTCAAAGGTAAAACCTTTTATTGCAACGAGCGAAAATGACACGACAAGTGTTATTAAAGCTGTTTTGAAAACATGTGAAATTGGGAGTGTTGTTGGTGTTGAGATGGAAGATGCACTCATTGAAAGTGGTGCAATTGGGAACGTTGATTTCTCAACAAGTGGGGAAGAGCTTAAAAACATCAAGCAATTTATTAAAATTGACCGCTTTCAGCACGCCGTTCCCTCAACGCAATCGATCGTTAATCAGCGCAACGCCGATAAATTTAAAACATCGGCAAAAGATCGTTTAAGTAACTGGGGAACCATGAAATTTGATAAAATCTTTTTTTCCCTAATGTCAGCTGATTGTACTAACATTGTTGCGTGTGGACATCATGGTGATGCAACAACTGGAAATATCGTTAAATCGAATGTATTGACTACTGCTGATGTTGAAGAAGCGAAGCGTCGTGCATTGCTTGGTGTTGATGCAGTTGGAAATCCTGTTCCCCCTTTGTTGCCTGTCAGTACTACTCAAAATGAGAATGGAGGGTATTACGATGATGTTGAAATGTTCATCATGTTTGTAGGTACTAATTCTGCTCGAAATATTAAAAATGATGCGAATTGGGAGGAGGCACGACGTTACGCAATGGAACGTGGAAAAACAAACCCTATCTTTAGTGGTGCATTAGGATTTTGGGATGGTGTGTTGTTGCTTGATGCAAAAACGGATACACAAAGACAATCGGGTATTTTAACCTCTAAATCAAAATTCAATGGATTTGGTAACGTAAAAACAAGTGATCTGTCTATTTATGCAGGTGCTGCTGGTCAAGAGACAGAAATCAATCTTATGGTAGGTGCTGGTGCGTGTCACATGGTAGTCGATATGGGAATTGCCTACTATGATTGGCAAGATAAATCCGATCCACGCCGAATGAATGCAGGTATTGATCGTGTTTATGGTATGGCAAAAACAAAATACAGCGCATCATTGAATGATGGTATCTTACAAGATTCCATTTTTGATGGAAAAGATTACGGCGTTGTTGCAGTTGTTGCTTCAACCGGAATTTAAGGAGTAACGCATGGCAATCACAGTCAAACGAAAAAGTCGGGAAATTCGTGACCAAGGGGTAGTGAGTTTCAAAGTAAGTGGTACAGATGTCGGTAAAACATACGATTTTATGGGAATTGCTGAAAATTTCCGCATCATCGATGTAAATGTTACCGTAGATACTGCATTTTCTAATGCGGATAATAAAGTATCGGTTGGTATTGAGGGTGATTTAGTTCGCTTTATTCCACAAACTGTCGTTAATGCTGTCTCAGGTATTGCATTCAATAATCGTCAACTGACTGCTACAAAAGCAATGGCTATCGTAATCGATGTTGTCGGAACTGCAAGTGCTACTGGAAGTGCAACGGTTACTGTAACGTATGCGAAATTGCCTGTATCTAAGCAAGAATATTAAGAGTACTCTCATGGCAAAGGTACATTTCGCACCTAACAGTGCTATTCGCTACATAGGAGCTGAGACAAAAGAGTTTACAACCTCTTTGGCTCGTCCTAAGCCTGTTTTGGAATATGGTGATATTATAATCGTGGATCGTCGTACTGCTTTTAACCTCGTTAATAAGGGGTTTGGGGAGTATGTGGATGTTGAGGCTATTGAAATTCCAAAAACAAAAACATCTAAAGCGGTATCTGAGTAATGAAAGCAAGTGACTTCATACTACAAACTCGAATTGAACTCAATGAAAAGGGTGGTAAGTTTTGGAGTGATGAAGAGATGCTTATAAAATTGCAACGAAGTTATGTTTCGTTGCAATTTGATTTACCTTTTTTTATAGCAAAAGAGTCTTTGGTTATTGAAATAGGTATGAGTGAGTATTATCTCAAATATGCACCTATCAAAAATATAAAGTGCATGGTTGATGAAAAAATAATTGAATACCGTGATAATGAGAACTTTTACCTAAGTAATGATAGTTATTGTTATACCTTTGATGGCGATAAGATCCTCTTGGGATTTATCCCTAAAAAAGAGAGTGAAATTGAGATAGTCTATCGATACGCAAAACATTTAGAAAATGGAAACTGTGAGATAGAAACTCCCTCTATTTTCACAAAAGCATTGAGGTTTTTGTTTATGTCTGAAATCTATGAGAAACCTACAGGAAACACAAAGGATAGAAGCTTGAGTTTTGATTATCTAAAACTTTATGATGGTGAGCTTCGTAAACTACGTGTCAATAACAAAATGCGACCTCGTAACATAAAATCAAATTATCAAAGGATCTAAAAAATGGGAATGTTTGACGGGTTTACAGCGGGTGGAATCGGTACAGGCTTACAAGCCCTTGGGTCTCTTGCAGGAGCATGGGGATCGTATGAGAGTCAAAAAAAGACAAATCAATTTTTACAGGATCAATTCAATTATGAAAAATCCAAAGATGACTTAGCGAAGAAAAAACTTAACACAGCACAAGTAAATCTTGAAAGCGCATTCGATGGATCCTTACTTGGAAACAAAAAGAAAAAAACCGATGGAACAATAGTGAGTGATAGTGCAAATACTTCATCACTTCCTGTGGCGGGTTAATAACGTGTTTGGTAATACCGTATTACTTATTGAATGGTTACGAGAGTCTAATCGTCATTTTAGAAAGACAAAAGATTTTTCTAAAAAGGTGCGGGATTATTACAATGGGGATCAACTCGACAAAACGATAAAAAATATTTTAGCCAATCGTGGACAGCCTGAGCAGTATGAGAATCAAATCGCTAAACATAACAACGCTATTCTCGGATTTAAAAAAGATCGTCAAATAGATATTCGACTCTTTGGTCGTCAACAAAAAGACCGTGCAAGTGCAGATATGCTCAATGCTATCATAAAAGCAATTACACAAATAACAGACTATGAGTCACAAGTAGATGCGATGGATGATGAACTCTCTATCGAGGGGGTGGCTATCGCTGAACTCTCTATTGGAGCTAGTGGCGAATTTGATGAATTTGGGCGTGAGCATAAAGATGTGGAAGTATACCAAGTCCCTCATCGAGAAATTTTTTTAGACCCTTTTTCCAAGGGGATTAATTACAATAAAGACGCTCGTTATATCACCCGCTGTTTTTGGATAGATAGTGATGATTTATATGTGCTTGGATTTGATGAAGAGAAGATAAAAGAGCTTACAAATCTTAACTTTGTCAGTACTATTGTCGAAGATGATCTCTATGTTGACAATACGATACGGCATCGTGTACTACTTGCTTATACATGGTATCGCAAGTATGACAAGACTGATAAAAAAGATAAATATTACTATTGTTTTTGGAGTAATACTACTATTTTATTGCAAAATGAAAGCCCTTATGATTTTGAAGGTTTCCCCTATGAAGTAGAGTTCTTAGGACGCGATTTAATGGGTGAGATAAAATACTGGGGATTGTATCGAGATATTATGCCCCTTCAAGATCACATTAATTATGCGAAGCTTCGATTACAAAATATGCTTGCAAACAATAAAACATTGGTAAATAAAGGTGCATTGATTGATGAGGATATTGTTGGATTTAATGATGAGTGGAGTATGGATAATGCAGTTGTTATGGTCGAGGATATAAATGGAATACGTTCTGAAAAGCAAAATGTTCAAATACAACAAATTCTAAATATCATAATCGATGGTAGGCAACAAATAAGTGAATTACTCAATGCGAACAAAGAAATATTGGGAACAGCTAATAACCGAATGAGTGGTGTCGGGCAAGAACAGCGTGTTAATACATCACTCATTGGGTTAAGTCGTTTTATGGGTGCAAGCGATAGACTACAAGAGAAAATAGTGCAAAAGATTGTAAAGCTCATTGGACAGTATTATGATACACAGCGTGTCGTAAGTATTATTGACGAAGACTATATGCAAGAATATATCACTATGAATGAAGTAGTTACGAATGAAAATGGAGGGGTAGAATTTGATCGTATGGAAGATGGAACAACCAAACCTAAAACATCCAATGCCATTATTGTGGGAAAATACGATTTAATTTTTACTGCCAAACCAAAATCAGATTCAATGAATAGTGAGCGGTTACGTCAAAATGTTGAACTGCTCAAAGTATTGCAAAGTACTGATCCGGAATTGGTGAAATATCTCGTTCCTGATATTCTAAAAGATAGTGAAAGCCCAAGTGCTAAAAAAATACGGGATATTATTACTCAAAAAGATAAAGAGGGACAGAATTCTCCACAGGCACAACAAAACGCACAGCTCCAGTCGGAGAATGCAAAGCTGGAGATGATGCTAAAACAATCTCAAGCAAACCTAAACAATACAAGGGCGCAAGCTATGATGGACAAAAATAAAATCGATTTGCAAAAAGCATTTAGTGGTTCACTAGTAGCTAAACAAATGGTGCAAGCAAAGAACGATAAAAATCAACTTGATGCAATGAAGGGAATAATAAACTAATGGGATGGTATGATGCTTTTAGAGGGGATACTGCCCGTGTAAATATGAATGGGATAACTGGTGGAAATGCTGCTAAAAACTTTGGTGATGCGTTCTCAAACATCGGTCAAACACTTATTGCATCCGATGCGCAATCTGCTAAAAACAAGCTTTTGGATTTGCAGGTTCAGGATGAAAATATGAAAGTAGACAATGCAAAAAAAGAAACAGCTAGAATCGATTTAAATAATGCGTTTGGAGACTTAGTAGCACGTACAGGAAGCAAAAAAGGACTTGAGGAAGAAAAAGTTATGGCAATAGATTCTCTTTTGCCCGTTGGAACTGATGGACTTACCCAAGATACACGTGATGGTGTTGTTCGCGATATAAATGAATACTATACAGCACCCACGAGAGAGGCAAAAGAAGCGCAAGATAAAAAATATCAAGATCAGTATGAAACATCAATTAAAAATGCCCTTTATACCTCTCCTGATAAAAAAACATTTTCCGATGCGTTTGCCGCAATCAAAGATGATACGATCCCACTATCAGCTTCAATGTTAAAAGAACAACAAGCACAAATGCAACTATTTGATGCAAAAGCACAAAATAATTTTAATACTGAACTCATAAAACAATCAACTAATTTACCTACTTTTGAAGCCTTGAAACAAAGCCCTAATTATAAAACACTAGTAGGAAATGCGGATTCTGCTACACTAGAACACGTTATAGATCGATACCAACTTGGTGATAAACAAAAAGCAGAACTGCTAAAAAATAAAGCAGAAATTAATCATTATCAAAATTCTGATGCAAACGCTTTTGCACAGACTGATCTTGAGAGACAAAGACTAGCAGAAACAAAGCGTAATAATGCAGTTAAACAAGATAAAAGAGGAAGTGGTACAAGTAGCGGAAGTAGTGCAAAAGATGATGAAAAAGATATAAAATCAATTGACGTTACTATCAATGGTCTTTATGGAAAAAAAGACAGCATGGGTAATTTTGAAATAGATAAAACACTTGCCCCAAAAGCACAATGGTTACGTACAAGAGCAATAGCTCATGTAGCTAATGGTTCAAGTGCGGCACGGGCATTAACTCAGGCACAGCTTGATTATTCAAAAGAAACTTCAAAATTTAATCCTAAGAAAACTACTCAAAATAATGATCCATTAGGACTTCGATAATAAACTAACTATACTGTTTAAACATCCCACTTAACCCTTTTTTACTGGTTAGAATATCTCTAATAAGTAAAAAAGGTATGATTAAAATGTCTTCAAATCAAAACAATTATATAAAAAAAATGCGTCAAGAATACCCACAGTATAATGATGTTGATGATGCTACTCTCGCGAAAGCATATGCCAAGAAACATTATGGTGATATGGATGAAGATGCGTTTATGGATAAGGTAGGGCTTCATCAACCTACACTTACAGAACGTGTTTCCAAATCGGTACGTGATACACTAGAGCCACTTCTACCAAGTTCAACTCCTCCATCGGCTAAGATGCAGCATAGCAATGGTGTGATTATTCCTAAAGTAGTTCAAAACCCTGTTATACCTAAGATGATTATCCCCTCCGTAGATATTAGTAAGCCTCTCAGTGAATTTAGTTTAGGATCCACTAAAAATAGTATTGGATTACCTCAATCTCAAAGTGATGATATTACGGCTACTCGTGCATTTAAGCCAGCGGTGCAAACAGCACAAGATAAGTTCAATGGTTCAACGGTAAAGATGTTGTCACCTGTACAGCAAGATGAAGAGGTAGACAAAAAAAACAAAAAAACCTTTTCAACTCAAGTGGAATTAGGTGACTACGGTGATGCTCTTGGTAAGGGTTCAGCGGGTATTTATAAAGGGGTTGGTTGGGCATTAGAACATACTGGAGATGCACTAGGAAGTGAAGGGCTTACAAAATATGGTACCGCAGTACGTGAAACAGGTGATGAAGCGGTTAAATATTGGGAAGATGATATGTCGAAATCGGCAAAAGAAGCACAAAATACACAACTAACCGTGCGGGATAAAAAAGGTGATATTAGTGTAAAAGATACGTTAGATAACATAATTAACAACCCAGCTACTATTGGTCTGATGGCAACGGAATCGGCTCCTGCTTCAGGTCTTGGTATGGGAGTTGGTGGTTTCCTATCAAAAGGGTTTGCACTAATACCAAAAGTGGGGGAAAAACTCGCTTCTGCCATAGGATATGGGTTAGGAGAGGGAGTTACTGCAGCACCAGCCCAAGGGGTAGGAACGGAAGAAAAAGTTATGGCAATGAAAGATGAGGATCTTATTACTCATCCAGAGTACCGTGCGGCATTGGCAAAACTGGGCGATAAAACAAAGGCGAAAGAAGCCGTAGCAAAAGCCGCTGGGGGAGATGCGGCGATGTACACACTCGTTTCTACCTCTGTACTCTCCTCTCCTTTTGGGTATGTTATGGCTCCGCTGTTTGCAGGGGCTGGGAAAGAAACGGCAGACTTAGTGCGCAAAGGGGTAATGAAAGAGTCGTTAATTACAGGTGCGGAAGAGATGGGGCAAGAGGTACTACAAAGCGGTGCGGAACAAGTCGGTTCTAACTATGCCGTGCGCGATCATGCTAATACTAAGCAAAGCCTCACCGAGGGTGTCGCTGAGGCGATGGTTGCAGGGGGAGTAAGTGGTTTTGGGATGG